AGAAAACTCCTAGAGTGCCTAAGGAAATACGGCTTAAAGCGTATTATGCTATTAAACATTTCCCAGGTGAGTATCATATGGAAGAAGCACGAAAACTAGCACCAGAAATATTTGGTGATTGGAATGCAGGGCTTGCTATATCATGTGCTTATTGCGGAGCAGCTGATTGTGATGTCGAGCATGAGTAGATACTTCTGTGGCAATAAAGTTATCACCATATTACAGTACCTTGCGTTGTTTGTGTTAGGTTTTGTGGTAGGGTTGCTAGTGCCACTCGTGTGGTTACTATGAGTCAACCTTGTCCGTCAGATCGTGCGATACTATCAGTAATGCAATTTTACAGAATGACTGAGGCTGATGTTCGCGAACTTTATATGGATGAAGTTTACGCAATGCAGAGATTACTTGATGCAGGTATTGATCTAGGTAACCCAAAGAAGCTTGATGAAGGAAAAGATTAATGAGTACAATAATACGTAATGCCCTTCGTACACCAGACGGTACAGAAATCAGAAGTCGTCATAGACATGATTATGTTACTCATACTGATGCAAACGGTAAAGAGTATATGGTTGACGGTGGATTAGATTATATTCGTCGTAGTGCAAACGGTGATGAAGTAGATATGGTTGTTACAACTGAAGATTCTTTTGAAGCAGTTAGACAAGCATGTGATTGGGGAACGTACGGCATTAATGGAGATCAGCCATTATTATATATAAAATTGTGTGATATGGAAACGGCTCATATTGAAGCAGTACTGCAAAACGTATCACGAATTAACCCATCTATTAAAACATCAATGGAACATGAATTAGAGTATCGTAAATGAGTACTTATTGGATTAGTTGTCCGGACGTTATAACCAGAGAAACTAAACACCACGAAGTAGATCATTCTATCTATGTTTATATCAGACAGTTAGAACATAGATTGGATAGGGCAAATAGGGAAATTACGTATGTTGCCTCCTTATCAGAGACTCCTTTAATAGAAGAGGAGATGAAGCATGAGTGATTACCACCCAGACAGTTGGGTCGTTATTAAAATAATAACAGAAGAAACACTAAACTCTTCTAACACTGCATACATAGAAGGTAGAACTTACTACAAAGTATTAGCAGGATGGAGTGGTGGTTACTTACATGGTAGTTCGTGGCGGCTAAACAGCGGCATTAATCTTGTATTTGACCATGAAGATGAAATTCACTTTTATGGTCACAGTGGTTCTAATTACATATGTCATAAAGAAACCTACGGACTTAAAATGAGTACTGCTGGTATCTTTAAACAAATGCAAGAAATTGGTACAGGGCTGGATGGTTCTGCTAAAGTAGAGTTGATGCCCGAAGATACCGATTGGACTAATATTAAATATGATTAGTTATAGTACAAATTGGATGGGTCCAATCTCTACTAAGTGGTACGATGATAGAGACATACCATTTGTAATGAAGAAAACCTCCGGAAAACATCTACCAGCAGTAGAGTACAGAGATTATTTAGAAAGTTACTCTTGTGGACGTATTGATATCTATGGACTTGATGAAGAGGAATACTATGCAGGTAAAGACGAGTACGGTGTTGCGCCAATGCGCTCAGAAGATTGGAATGCATTTGGTGAATGGTTAGAAAATAGAACTGAAGATTTTATAAAAACTACACACAAAGAACTGATACGCCAATTTGAAAATCACTACGGCAAACCTATAAGATGGTACGATGAATAGATTAAACTTTTTAAGAGTCTTATTAATTATATGGTTAGCTTGGTTAGTAGAAAAAGATGATGATCTATACGGTACATTAATGAGTATTCGTAGAATGCAAGAATGTAAGAAACTAGTAAAAGGAGGATGATTTGCATATTATGTATAATATGCGATAGTGCAAGGATGAGGCTCTATGTGTACAGAATCGGGGCGTTTCACCACACATACTGCAATTGTGTTTAGCAAGGATCACACAGGACGGAAATACATGAAACAGGAGATTGTAACTATGCATAAGTTATTCGCATTAGTAGCAGTAGTTTTGTTAGCAAGTTGTTCTACAGTCGATGCTACCTATCAAGGTGGTAAGGGTGTTGTGACTGGTGTTGCTCAAGATGGTTTGGGTATTACAGCAGGAACTTTTGACGTTATCTCTAATGTCATCAAAGATGTTGCTACCAAGACTGGCGTAGATATTGATAAAGACGCCGAGTAAGTAAGGAGTTCGCCGGCCAAGGATGGCACTATAATTATATTAAAGGTTTATTATGAGTCGTCGTGAAAAGACATTAGCAGTAAAAGCGAATCAACAGATATCTATATGCTGTCAATCACTATGTGATAAGTATGTAGTTGAAGAATACATTAATACACTTGAGCGTGAGCTTTACGATTTACGGAAGTACGTTGCTGAGCTCGAAGAGGATATGAAATGAGTAAGAAAACTAGGTTTGATTTAGAACAAGAAATAATGGAATGTTGGACTGTCACAAAGGATATTGAGACCCTGTATGAATACATTGGTGATCATGAATTCTTTGAAGGTATGAAGCCTGAACACACTGACAAGATACTGAACATTATGATTGGTATGTCTCAATTATACGAAGTAAAATTCGATAAGCTATTTAAGACCTTTGAAGAATGTTTACAGTTAAATGAGTTTAGAGATGTAGAGTTTGACAACTATACTTCTACTGAATGGGACCAAGCCTTTGAGCCTGACCCAACAGCGGGCGGTGCGATTCAAGAAATCGTTGATAACAGAGATACAAAATAACCATTGACATTCACAAGGAACTGTTGTATAATGGTACTATAAATTGATATGGACTTATAATATATTATGAATATTTTTATTTTGGATAATGATCCAGTTAAAGCTGCTCAAGATCAATGCGATAAACATGTAGTAAAGATGATTATCGAATCAGCACAAATGCTATCAACAGTTCATCGTATGGTTGACGGTGTTATGGAACGTCGACCATCTAAGTCAGGCTCAATGATACAATACTTCAAACTAGAAGATATTAGGGAAACCACGTTATACAAAGCATGTCATTTTAATCATCCATCTACCGTATGGACCAGAGAATGTTCAAAGAACTACGAATGGCATTATGACCATTTTGTTGCTCTTTGCGATGAATACACATTCAGATACGGTAAGATCCATATGACAGACACCAAACTTCGTAAAGCACTGCGCCATGCGCCGTTCGAGATTAAACAAACAGAAACTATGACACCATTCAAATTAGCTATGGGTTCTAACCCAGAGTGTATTTTTGAAGACGCGGTAAAATCGTATAGAGCATTTTACCATACAAAACAAGACCGTTTTAAAATGGTATGGTCAAAAAGAATTGCGCCATCTTGGTGGAATAGTAGTGAGAGTTTAGCTTAATTATAATTAATGGTATATAACGGAGAAGTAAGTGTATGTTGAAAATAGCAAATCAATTGTTTGAAGACGCAGAACGAGAAGACGGTTTTAATAAGGCCGAATTGCTTGAAGCCTGTTTGAGTGCCATGACTGAAGATCAGATATACCGAATGGCAATCAACGAAGGTTTCGTTGCAGTTGATCATAAAGGTATTGATTACGATAAATCTACTCCTGAGAGAATCATTGATGCTGTGTTAGCAAGGCATGGCGAATGATAATGGATAACTGGATGTTCATCCTCACTGCGATAACCTTTACTGGGTTTGGCTACTATGTAGGTCATACTACGGCTCTATATTACGATGTAAAATTAATTACACAAAACGTAATTGACCAGTTAGAAGAGAAAGGTTTTATACATAAAATCATTAATGAAGAAGGTGACGAGGAATTAGTTCCACACCCAGAGGCAAGGAAAACACAATGATTAATAACGTGTCTTTTGATAGACCTACATACATCCCAGCTAAACCAGCCTTTATAGATTATCAGGAGATAACTGTTAAATCAGTCGTTAGAGTAAACGGTAATACTCAGCGTGAAATAGTATACACCTACGATAAACATGGCAGGTTAACTGAGACCAACGTTTATAAACGAACTAGTATATCCGCATGACAATAACAACAGACTTTACATTATTCAATGTAGCAATGATTAATCCAATAACGATGGAGCGAATCGAGCAAGGAGACATGCGTGCGCGAGATGCTAAGGCGTTTGTTGAAGAGATGGACGCTCGAGGTATACCAACGATGGTTACTTCATATAGTGAATCCGATACGTTAGCTTTTACTGAATATATGATAGCATCTAAATTAACATCACCGATAGTACCATCATCTGAGAATACATAATGAAAGTAAACGTTGGAGTTCGTGGAAGCAAGTTAGCAATAGCTTATTGTAATAAAGCATTAGATACATTAAAACTTAAAGATTCTGAGCGTATTATTATCGAATCAACCGCAGATTTAAATCCAACAACATCTATTGAAGAAATGGGTGGCAAAGGAGTATTCTGTAAGGAGATAGAAGACCACTTAATGGAACGTAGAATTGATATAGCAGTACATGCGTTTAAAGATGTGACTCGAGATAACGACATGTTCTTAGAGATTCCTTGTGTATTACAAAGAAACAACTACCATGATTGTCTTATAGGTAATCATGTAGATCCGAAGACAATAGGTACTAGCAGTCCTCGAAGAATAGCACAGTTAAAAGATCTCTATCCTCTTTCTAAGATCATTCCAATAAGAGGTAATATAGATACTCGAATTGCTAAACAGGAGGCTGGAAAGTATGACGCGATTGTGTTAGCAGTGGCTGGTGTTCAGGAATTAGGTTATACAGATAAGATAACTCGATTATTTGATATAGATGAGATGATGCCTGCTCCTGGGCAAGGCGTGATTGCTATTCAAACTGTTAGACCGATAACAGTAAGAGAACATAATATCGTAGATGAAATAAGATCTAAGAATCATTCAGATACTTGGTATTGTGCAATGGCTGAAAGGTATATGTTAGAACGAATAGATGGAAATTGCCAAACTCCCATTGGTAGTATATCTAATATTAAGTGGGGTGGTATGCTCACGATGGAAGCACAGAATTGGGAAACAGGAAAACGAGGTTTTGTTAGAGGACCAAGAGAAAACTATAAGGAACTCGGTTACGAACTAGGTTCAATGCTAATATGAAAAAAGAAACAATACAAATCCACAAAGAAGTAGCAACGCAAGTTAGTACAGGTCTGGTCATCAACTACCCACTCAATCTTGTGTTACTTTATATACTGATAGAACTATATGGAGTAACTAATCCTCTTTATATAGGCACTACAATCACTCTAATCATGACAGTTATTGCTTATACGCGTATCTTTATTCTAAGATCATACTTTAGTAAAAAATATAAAAGAACTAATAACCACCAGACTTAAACCAGCCTTTACCTTTCAATTGAAATCCACCACTCCCAGCTACGAATACTTTCTTTAGTTCGTCTTCTTTACACTCAGGGCATGTTGTTAATGGATCTGCAGTTATCTTTTGCATGATTTCTAGTTTAGATTCACACTTCTTACATTCATAGTTATACGTTGGCATTCAATAGTTTCTCATGTTGTTTAATCTATTTCTATTTATCATTTATTCAAGACAAAAAAAGGGACCCTTGCGGATCCCTCAAAAGATGTCTAGTTAAACTAGCTTCTTATTATTTGAACTACAAATCAGACTTAGAACAAGTTTGAGATGCGGACTTTACGGTAGTACTTGTTAGTATTACTTGTAAGTGCGCCTGCAGTTGTAGCAGCGGTTCCATCAGCGAAAGGATTAGAAACCATCCCATAACGCGTTTTGAAGCCAATTTTCGGTTGGAAAGTATTCTCGCCAACAGCACGAACCATTTGTAATGGAACATATGGGCAATAGAAGATACCAGCATCGAATGCAGAAGTACCTTTGTAGCCAACTACCAAGTAGTTTCCACCGGCAAATGGGTCAACATAAACACGGAATCTACCGTTAAGAACACCAGCAAAAGTATTGCCTGTATCATCAACTTCTAGAGTGTTGCTGTTAAGAGCAGGAGTATAATCTAATACACCAGCCATTTGAAGGGCAGAAGCAACGTCAGAAGAACAGATAACGATGTTACCTTTACCACGACGAGTTCCTTTAGCAATTGCGTTAGCTTCTTGCTCGATTTGGAACATAAGACCTTTGAACTTCTCAACAGACCAACGACCGTTAGCATCAACATCTAAGTCGAATACGCCAGCAGCAGCAGTGTTTGTAGCACCAGTTTCAGCAGTAAGATAAATTGTACGAACTACTTCACGGTTGATTTCGGTTAGGATCTCAGTTTGAAGGATGTTAGCCAATTCAGTCTCTGCGTCAAGTCCGTGTACAGCTTTAAGATCTTGAGCAAGCTCAGTAGTGTACTCAGCTTTCAAAGCACGAGTCTTAGCAGAAACAGTTACTTTCTCAATTGAGAAGGCCATTTCGCCATAAGGTGTTCCAGCTTCGCCTAATGCTTCAGCAGCGCCTGTGTCCATACCAGTACCTGAAGTAACAAGTGCAGGGTTAGCGTTAGGAATTGTATTAGCGTGAGTACCTGCACCAGATGCAGAAGTATCAGCTTCGCCGTAAAATGCTTCAGCTCCACCTTGAGTACCCATGCGAGCGCGCATAGCAAAGATCAGACCAGTAGGTCCAGTCATTGGCTGTACGCCACAGATGTCATAAGCAATCATGTTAGGAACAGCACGTCTTACAAGACTGATTAGGATTGGATCGTAACCAGCAGTAGGACCAGCAGCAGCAGAAGCACCACCGTACCCGCCAGTACCAGCATCGTTAGTAGGTGATTCAGAAAGCAAGCTTGTCATGTTAGCAGAAAGGTCGCCAGTTTCAGCGAGGGCACGTTCTGTGTTCTCAAGAATAGTAGCTGTTACAGCTTTCTTGTGCTTGTCAGTAATTGGTGCAAAAGATGCATGCTCTAGGATAGGGCTCCACTTTTCCACAAGTTTTTGATAGTTATTCATATCTATCTCCTTTGATAAATGAATTAATTTTTAAATTAAGTTTAAGTTTCAAAACCAGAATTAATTATTCTTTCTTGTGTCGAACGCCTCAACAAGAGCATTAATAGAAGTGTAATCAGAAGTTGGTTTGGTTACTTCCTGTTCTTCTAGAATAATTTCGTCAGTCTCAGCTTGAACGTCATGTTTCTCAACAATAACTTTGTCGCTGAAGAACGACTCCTTAATTACCTGAAGATTCTCTGCATAAGCAGGAACGTCTTCAACATCAAGTTTCTCAGACAATGTTCTCAAACGTTCTACCTGATTTTCAGATAAACCTTCTGAGAGACCGTCAAATACTTTCGCTGCTTTGAAAGATGCAATTTCTTTCTGCAAGTCAATGTTCTCATTTACTAGACCATTAGCTTTATCTTCCAAGTCAGATACTTGTCCTTCTAGTGATTCAACAACATCAACAGTTTCTTCAGAAACGGCAACGTTATGTTCCACGAATAAGTTCTTTAGACCAGACATTAATGATTCTGCCATCTCAACCTTAATACCGGCTTCGATTGCGATTTCATTCTCGCCCATCCATTCAGTAACAACGTAATCAAGATACTTATCAACATTCTCTGAAATAGTATCTAGCTTCTCGGTTACTGCTTCTTCCAAAGTAGCATCTAAAGAAGCTGTCAATTCTTCACGAATTGTTTCTTCTCTTTTGCTTACTTCTTCATTCAGCGCAGCTTCAAAAACCAAAGTGATTTTGGATTTGAAATCTTCTGATAAATCTTCACCTTCGATGATTGACTCAATTGAAGACTCGATAACTACTTCTTCAATAGTCTCTACATCTTCTACTGCTACGTCTTCAGTTGCTGGGGTTTTAATTGCTTCGCCAGCGCCTTTAGGCTCATCAGTTTTGGTCTTCTTTAATTTGTCCTTTTTACCTTCTCCACCTTCTGGTGTTACAGGGGTAGGAACGGTTGAAACACCATCGTCGGAAACGAATTTTGCGTCTGCCATGTTATTCTCCTTTTTAATTTGTTATTAACAAATATTGGTTTTATATTTAATTAACTGTTTTATTTATAAAAGTTTAGTTTCTCAAAGAACGGACGAATGATTCAAACATTTTCGCGGCCGTTACTTCGTCAATAGTCTTAGTTATACGATTATACTTTTTCTCGGCAATCTTAGCAATTTCCTCAACCATTTGAGTGGCTTGCCAATTACCTGAAGCTATATCGTAATAATACTCTACGTTTTCCATGATACCATTTACAAACGCATTTGGTGCAGACGGATCGGTAACAATATCAACAGTAGAGAGGTGGAAATCTTTCTGTACTTCCATTACACCATCTTTACCTGCCTTGACCGAACCAAGACCGCGAGTCGAAACTCCAATCTTAACGCCTTCATCCAATAAGCTTTTTACAATTTCACCCATAGGGGTACCAAGGATTTTAGCCTTGCCGTAGAAATCGTTTCCTTCACGACGCATTTCAGTGATAAGATGCGAAACGCGATCGCCATTGATCTGAGGACCATCAGGATGCCCTAATTCTCCAAGTGCACGTTTAGTTTGAATGAACTCTTTATTGTATCGAGCCATCTCAGTTTCTAAAGTTGCGCTAGGATAAATTCTTCCATTGCGATTTTTAATATCGCCTTGCATGAAGATACCTTCGATATAGTAATTCTTACCGCCGCCTTCTTTAGCTTCGGTAATTACCTCGAGTTCTTCAAGATGTTCTGTTATTAAATTCATAATTGTTTCCTTGTAAATGTATTTATACAACTAAGTATAATGAGCAACACCAACCATTAATACTGCAGAAGCGGCGGTTAAGGTATCTGTAGGATCTTTCTTACAAAATGCTTGCCCAGGACCTGCTGTAAATGTACCAAGAACATCTCCACCAACATTCTTATGAGTAATAAGTATACCTGATGTAGTCGCGTTATATAATCTAACGAGAGTTGCTGTACCAATATTATCAGCAGCTGTTATAGAAGCTTCAGTACCTTTAACTTTAATTACACTAGGCATTATACATTATCCTTTGCGAACGATAGTATTTCGTTATAACCAGCTTCATCAGCGATTAACACACTGTACATTTCGTTTGTATTATTTTCATTCAGGTTCTCAAAAACAATATTCAATAACGAAGCATCTTCTTCAGATATTTCAACAGTTTCGCTGTTTGACAATTCAAACGAACCTGCTTCTATTTCTTCGTAACGACTTGCCTTAGCAAATATCTTTGCTGCTGACAATGGTTTAGCGTTAACCATTTGATCGCCTTTAGCATAAGCATACAATGATTTAACATTTGAGAATACTTCTGCTAACTTATTCTGCCACCACTCTTCAGGATCTTGACCTTCTGTTTTCAGATAGTCTCCAATCTCTTCAGCGGCGTAACAAACAAAATGTAGTTGCTTCATCATCATTGGGATTTCTTGCTGGGGACTCTCAAGCAATTCATCTTCTGTAGAAACTTTATCTAACATTTCTTTGAACGTTAACGATATGGTTTTACCGTTTGAATCTTTAATAGTAACTTGTGAAGGCTTCGGCTTAGATTGCTTTTCTAGAGTATCAGCAGAATCTGTATCGGATTCTTGTTTGATGTCAGCTTTCTTTGCTGGTACTTTAGGCTTCTTTTCAGCTTTAAGAGTATCACTATCGCCACAAGCAGATTCTTCCTGATCATCTTCAGGCTTCTTATCTTCAGGCTTCTTAGCATTTACACCAAGAATTTCTGTAATTGATTTCTTATCGGATTCAGCTGATTCACGAGTTGTTGGTAAAGCGATCAGCGGTAAAGTTTGAACCTTCTTAGGCTTTTTATAAGCTTGGTCGTAATCTTTCTCGTCGTCAACTTTATCTGCGATACGCTTGCCTGATTTAATACCGTCAATATCACCAGTAAACTGGCTATCTAAAGCAACAGGATGGGGGATTACCTCGATCGTATGCTGATCCTTAAAGCGCTTCTCTTCAGGTGCCTTGGGGTCGGTGGCTACCTCGGAAACAAGATCTTTAAAATTTTTCATGTTTAGTCCCTAATATTTAATTTATTTACTTATTTATATTAAAACGGATCATCTGAGTCGGAATGTCCACCGAGGGCTTTTTCTTCCGCGATTTGTTCTTCCATTTTAGTTATATCTTCGTCTGTCATTTGAAGTACATTACGTGTAATCCACTGATGAGAGAAATACTTTCCAGTATACTCAGATATATCTCTGAGAGTATTCAATCGCTCTCTCAAAATTTCAGCTTCTTTTAATTCTTCAAAATAATTATCTTTAACAAAGTCATATCTTAAATCATTTCTGATCTCATTAAATTCCTCAGGTGTTAAAATACCTTTTAGAATCAATTGCTTTTCTAATACAGTATTAAATATCCATGAAAAACGCGATCGGATCCTTCTAATAAATTTACCAAACTTTAATTCATCACGTGTCATCTCTGAAGTTCTGCCAAAGCTTGACATTGCTTCTGGCTCTAAACGAGATAATGGTACTTTCAACGCCTTATATAGTTTGCGCTGAAAGTACTCTAAATTTTCGTTGTTACTCAACCCAGGTGCATTACCACCAGCAAGAGTATCTACTTCTGTTGACCTTTCACCACCTCTACGTGGAAACCAAAAATCTTCGGTCATGGTCATCATTTTCTTAGAATCAGATATTTCACCACTACTAGAATTATACTGTAGCTTATTCTTATGGCGAGCCATCATATCTCTTAAATACTGCTCTGCTTTATTCTTAGGTAAGTTACCTACATCAATATAAAAGATTCTGCGTTCTGGTGCTCTAGTTAACGTATAGATGACAACAGCATCTTCTAACATACGTAACTGATTCAAACCTTTAATCGCAGGATGTAGGTGAGATAGTACTAAAGCATTATTCTCACTCATCAATCCTGAAGTAACTCTAGCAATAGAATCCTTGGATATCTTAATTCCCGACGTGCTGCTAGCAGGTCCGCCTGCTCCTGTACTTGAATTCAGAAACCCTGATTCAGAATACATGTAATACTCATTCTTAACCGACTTAATCGGAACACCAGAATGAGGATCCTTTCCTTTCTTATCAACTTCACGTATTAACTTTAGCTTACGTGGATCAACATATCGTAATTCAATAACACCTTTCTTGATGTCTTTAGGATCAATTACGATATGGTAATTAAGTCTTCCATCTACGTAGAACTTTTGAAACATATCATACGCGTTATTAGTAAAATCAAATAACGCAAGTATAGTATCAAATTCTTTTACAATTGATTTCTTTACTTTATCAGATAGATCTGTTTCACCCAAACTGACTTCAACAACTCTATCATTAGTATCGACACTAATTGCTTCGTTAACTATATCATCTACAGCAACATTAATCTCAGGCTGCATCGCCATAGCACGATATTTTGTAATAAGTTCAGACTCTGTTTTAGCAGAACCTTCCATATCCAATATCGTATTATAAAAACCACCGAGCGCATTACCAACCGTAATCGCTCCATCATCGTTAGAGGGTTCGGCAAAAGATACTGGTAAACTAGTATCTTCTTCTGTCCTCTTTATATCAAAGCCGAAAATCTTCAAAATGTCACCTTTTATTATATAAAATTATGTAGTTGGATTTCCAGTAGTACCTTCAACCTTCCATAGGTCGTATGCAAAGGTAACACCGAATTCCTGAATCGTATCATTACTAGACCAATCCATAGTGATCGCGTCTGTACTGACTGGGAACAATCCTTCAAACACGTACGTACGAATCGCCGTACCGTCTTTGCTGTATTGAGTAATCAATGCATTGGATTTATAATCTTGTGGTAACGCTCTAGTGTTTGAATCATGCGAGTTAATCGCGTTGAGCCAAGCTTCTATTGAGTTACGTACCAAGAAGTCTTCGTCGTTAATGATTGTAACTGCCCAATCTGCAAACGTTCTATCACCAGCATATTTAACCTGTCTACCAAAATATGGAACAGTGAATTGCCCTACTGTACTTTCGGGCAATCCAGCTGTCTTAATCATAAACGGCGCCTTAAAATCGGCTGACGGATCAATAGGGTTCAGAATTTGCACTTGGAATAGATTGGAACGAGCACCACCGCCGGTAAGCTGTGATTTAAACTCATTTATATTAAATGCCATTCTTATTCTCCTTTATATTTTATATATTTATTAAGTTAGTGAACCAACAATTTCTTCAAACTCAACACCGCTGCGAGTAGCAACAAATGTAAGCTCAATGTTATTGATTGAACGTGCAGGCTTAATAAAGATATTAGCTCTGAATTTACCTTGGTCAATGACGGCAGGAGTATTTACAGTTGCATCAGATATGACTCTGAAATCAACGATTCCGCGCCTACCTTGAATATCACGTAGGAATGGTTCAACAATTCCTTTAAACTGTGCTTGAGTGAATTCGTCGTTCAATTCAAACAAGAACGATTGCGCTGCATTAGCAATTGATTTCTCAACAGCAATAAACAATCTACGAACGTTAATTCTATCGAAAGCACTGTTCTGACCTAAACCAGTCTTATCACCAAACAGTACAATTCCTTGTCCTACTTGACTCATTACTGGGTTAACTTCATTGCTATACAATTGATCTCTTTGAGCTTTATTAGGATTGAACGCAAGTTTAACAACATTCTTGATTACGCCCTTGCGGAAACCAGCAGGAGATTCGTAAGGTTCAACTCTCGAAGCAAGACCAGCAACATCACCGTTAAGCGGAGTGTATCTATAAACATCGTTATAACGATCGTATCTATACTTATAACCTGAATCAATTACTGAGTAAGAAGATGAAGGTAACGAGTTACGATAGTCAATTACGTTGGATAACATTTTTTCTGTCTTGCTTTCATCAACAACGTCTGAACTAGCCGGTGAGATAAACGCAATACAATCTTTTCTGTAATCTGCAACATTCGAGATAATGTACGTAGCAAGATTACCTGCGCTATCACCTTTACCTTGAAGTACAAAAGAAACATCAATTTCGTTTGCTGATTTAAATAAATCGTAACCACCGGCAAGATCTGCTAGAGTTGCATCTGATTCTGTTCTACCTGCTACTGCCCCGGCTAATGATTCATAAGATGAAGTAGAGGTGTTAGCTTCAAAGTGAGCAGTGTTTGCTACCTGAACCCATGCAGACTCTTGAGTAATTATATCTTTATAATAATTAGTCTTACCACTTGATAATTTAGCAGAAGTTGTTGTAGATACATCAGTATATAGTTCTAAGACCGAATCAGCAGTACCGCTAACTGAACCGTCTTGGTCAATAACAGCAATGTGATAGTTTCCATCTTGAGGCTTTTTGGCAAACAAACCTGACCATGCCCACTTTCTATCAATCTTCAACTTATTTAAACTAGTTTCAGGTAAAGTATATTTACCATTGAAAGTAATATCGTAACTGTATGCTGCAATTAATGCATCGTCAGTTTCAACAGTACCACCAGCGTTTCTTGCTACTTCAGCAATTGAGGCAACAGGAATATTTTGATATCCTACTGAGTTGTTACCGATAACGAATACGTCGTCAATATCAATGTCTGCAATTGGTAACTTGTTAGCCTTAGAAACTTCGAAACTCACGTTGGCGCTATTAAAGGCGATCGTATGAGTAAGGTCAGTATTGCCAGTTATTTTGTTTGTTGGTATATTAGATGTACCATCTTCTCCCATTTCAACGATAACACCTTCATATGCTTCGCTGCGAACATATGCAACTTCTAATGAATTCCCCAATACTCCTGGGTATAAACCTTTGAAAGCTCCAGATGTATCAGTTGTAGTTGTAACATTATTTGCTGTAACTCTTGTATAGGTATCTGCATGGGTTGCGCCGTTATCGACACGAGCTACATACAAAGCGTTTGAGTACGAAAGGTAATCTGCAGCTGTAAAAAATGTTTCGTAGTTGGTGTCGTCAGGCGAGCCGTAACGATTAACCAATTCATTTTCTGAGCTAAGCAAAATTGCTTCACCTACAGGACCCCATCTAAACACTCCGGCTATTGCTGCAGGTGGCGTTGCGATGGCAGGAACCGATGCTGATGCGTCTACCTCTCGAACAATTACGGAAGGACTTACGGAAAAAGCCATATTATTCTCCTTTAATATTATTATCTAAAAAATATTCTTTTAATTTATTTAGTTATCACAGTTTTATTTATAAAAAAAGTTAATAGTACATTTCTTTAAAACATGCGATCGTGTTCTGGATATTCGATCCACCCTTGTGCATCAGGGATATCGTCTCCAGTATCAATGAAGCCAAAAGGTAGTAATTCGTCATCAAGCTGTTGTTCTGTCTTTTCTTTTAGTGCTGCTAAAGTATTAATATCTGTTAATTCCCTAAAGAATCTCTGGTCTGATAACCATGCAAATAATACTAAAGTCATTACAAGATCGTCGTTAGATCCTGTCTCTGCTTCATAACTGTTACCCTTTTTACTAAACCGCGATAACTCCTGTATTGTAGTGTAATCTTGTATAATTAACTGATTTTGCTCAATTAATAATTTCAATATAGAACAACCTTTTGATTTTACACTACGTGTTGTTCGTATTCCATGATCAGATCTTTTTCCTCCAAAGTTCGATACTTGTTTACCAGCTCTGCCAGCATTTTCAGTAAAGAGAAGGTTTTCGTAGCCGTAGTCCATTAAGAGTACATCGGAAACTTGCTCACCGATATCGTTAATTTCAACTAATACTGCTGCCTCATTGTACATCAGCCCTATTCTATATATAACAGACGCAAAGTCAACTGGACTTACAGTATTATCTCTATACACACATACTTGTTTATAAGGCATCTCTGTTGTGTCTATTACATTGAACGCAGAATAGTCAAGTCCTTTACCTCTTGACACATCTACTATCATAACATATGAACGGTCTGGTTGTACTATTTCGTATTGCGTAATATGTTCGCTTTCTGCAATTGGTCTCGATGGCGCAAGTTCTTTAAGTTTTGCTCCACTTATTAGAGTACCAGAAGATCCAAGAAACTGACAGCAGTATTCCTGATTAAACTTCTCCATATCAAAATCTAATGCTTCGAGAGTTTCATCTTTCCACTGTTCATCTCTGCCTGGGACATCGTACCACATAACCTCAACGTATTCATAACCGTTTGTACCTTCTTTAGCACCTTTACAGGTTTTCCAAAAATGATTCAATCCGTTGGGGGTGGAGGTCATTAATAATTTTGTTGTTTTACCAGATGATAT